ATATTTGGGATGATAATTTAAGTGATGATTTAATTTTAGCGGGCGGAAGTGTACAAGATTTGAACATTTATGATTATATAGACGTGCCGACAAGAGAACAAAAAGAACAATTCAATATATTTTTCAATGAATTGTTGTGATGGTTGAGGTAAACCATATTCTACAAATCTATCGAAACCATTTATATTTTTATAAATATCCTTATTTAATAAACTATCTGTTGTAGCTATAATCTTTTCGCACCTACCTGTAGTGAATAAATTACCTTTCATATCTTTGAAAGTGTATTCCCCATTTTTAACATCAGATTCTAAACATTGTAAAACAGAATACCCTGATGATTTTCCTACATTATGGTCAAGTAAACACCAATCAACTTCTTTTATTTTTTCATCTGAGATAATATATAAATGTTGACAAATAACATTTTTAACTTGTGGCATTGGATTATTAAAAATATCTAAAGTGTTATCTTTTATATAATTTATTAACCTAGTTGGCTTATCTGTTGGTAACATTATTATCTGAGCTCTTTTAAACTGATTCATATCGTTTGTTTTTAATGGTTATTTTCGGCGAAAAAGAATAAAAAGAAACAGATTCTTAATTTCTCCTACAAAGATAATCAATATATCTAATAACCACAAATAAAAAAGGAGAAACTTTTACATCTCTCCTTTAATTTATAATTATTCTAAATAATCTTTATGATGAACACATATCGCAATCTTCAGGTTCTGAATTTCTAGATTTACTTATCATCTCTGAAAGTTTTTCTTTTTTATTTTCAATTAGTTGTTGAAGAAGGGTAGGAGGTAGATCGATGAAGCATTCTGTGGAACCGTCAAATTTCTCTTTGGGTTGGTCATACGAGTTACGTAATTCTTTTAGAAGATCTTGTTCTACACGAAAGGCGTCACCACCCTTGTCGAAATGAAACTCCTTGTAAACAAAGAACCTGTCAACGACTGTGCTGTTTATTCTCCAAAGTCTATCTTGAACACGTAGGTTTGTTATCCCTAGTTTTGTGTAAACAGAAGACTCAAGAATGTACAAAGTGGATGGTGTAGTTTTGTCGTACCCATGTGTTGAACAAGCCGAGCACTTTCTTCCTGATGTATGATCCCTTGCGGTCATCTCAAAGTAACCGTGTACAGGGCAAAATATACTCATTCTAGTCGATGAGTTAGTATATTCAGTACATGCGTGGTAAGAATAAAACCCATCGTGTTTACTGGAACATTTGTCTTTCCAAGTTTCCAAGGTGTCTCTCTGTTTAAGTTTCATGTTTTCTTTACCACAAGAAGGACAACCTCTACCACGACACAAATCAAAGACAGACATATTAAAGCTTCCATGAAGTCTACAAGGGACACTAATACGCTGATGCGACAAGTTCTGTGGTATGTACTCAACACCACTTAAATCATAAGTATCTCCATGTGACTCTTTAATTCTTCTGATAACTTCCTCTTGAGTCAGGTGCTCTTTCTGAGCACGCAGTTCTGCTGCACATCTAGGACAACCATGACCTCCCTTATGTGAGTTGGCAGATACAAGCCAATTTCCGTGTTTATGGCAGGTTACGCTGGATTTTGTGATAGCATTAACGTATACGAAGTCACTGTAAGAGTACTTGTCACCATGAATTTCTTTGAACTCTTGTATAATTTGTTCTTGTGTTTTCTTTCTCGTCATTAAAACCCTTTCTTGTTAGTTCTGTTAAGAGCCAATAAGAAAATGCTTTACCGACATTTCCCTTGACAGAAGATTGTAGCATGTACAACCCTCTTTGTCAATAGAGTAGATATAACGTTCGGTTATATCAAATTCGTTTGTTAGATGATTTCGTTATCAATGGAAACCCCGGCTGTATATCCGAGGATTTGATCTGCATTACCAACGTTAGTTACGTTGGAAGTCACGATGCCGGTAAAGTGCTCAGTTACTCCCAATGCCGTTGGGTAAACAATACGGAACGAAATAGAATTACGGTTAGTAAAAGCAGTCTTCAGAATAGCTTGACCAGCATCGGTGCAACGAGCACCTTGCAGATTCAGAGTACCCGGATCAATGCTGCCAGCCCTGCGAACTTGTACAGCAGTATTAATCGGAATATGACTAACGATTGTGGTCGTACCGCCCAAATCACCAATATTGGAGAGTTCACCTACTTCAGTCCAAGTCAGGGCATTAAAACCACCAGTGGTGTAAGATGCCGGTTGTGCATTAGAAACGAACAACTTAGTGCCAGCCGATGTAAGGGCCAACGAGGTTGCGTATGCCATGTTATTTCCTTTTCTTTAAATATTAAACGAGGGTGCTACAACAAACGCCAACACGCTTATTCGTTCTGGAGATAAACAACTCTTCCTAGCTCCAAACAAGCTTGTGAAAGAGATTGACCCTTCTGCTGACAAGATTGTGTTAGGTGGGAAGACGTACAAAATTATCACTTGTAAAGAGATGGCTCCGACTTTGACGGATGTTCTCTATTACGAACTATTTATTAGAATTTAAACTAAAGGAATAACAATGGCTACTGGTACTGTAAAATGGTTTGCCCAAGGTCTGCATGATTTGGGCAACAAAATCCACGATATGGATGGTGATGATTGGCGTCTTGGTATTGTCACCACTGCGACAGTCCCCTCTGTCACTACTGCTGCCCCACATTGGGGTGGTACGGGTACTACTGATTTCGCAACAAACCAAGTGGCGACTGGTACAGGTTACACAGGACCAATTGTACTGGCAAATGAAGCTTGGACTCTGGTGTCCGGTGTTCCCACTTTCAGGGCTGATGTTATCACAATCCCGCAGGACGCAACAGGTTTTGCTAATGCTGCGTGGGGCATTATTTACAACAACACAGATGTTAACAAGCGGGCAATCGCATATGTAGAAATTTCGTCTACAGGAACCGTTGGTATTCAGGCAGGTAGTTTGGTGATTGATTGGAACGGGGCTACAAACGATATTCTTAGTATCAGTCAGTCTTGACTTAACTCTCTTAGAAGAATGAGGAAATATGGCAGTTTTATATAGTGATCGGACAATACCTCTTTCTAAGAATGCTTCTAATACAGCTTTTTCAGACGGAATTCTTTTAGGTTGGGATTTTACGGGTCATGACCCTGCACACTCCAATGGTGTGCCATGGATTTTCCAAGGAGCAACAAGTCCTACTCTAGCTGTCTCTGGTACACAAACCCTGAGTACTCTAGCAGGAGAGCCGGGCAGAGTTGCTGGATCAACTTCTCTATATGACTATAATCCGGCAGCCACCACAGATTATGGTTGGCAAGTAGGTACAGGTGACTGGACTTGTTGCATCCGTGTTCTGACAGGATCAAGTGTACCTTCCACAAGCAACTCAAGGGAGGTGCTACGAGTAAGTGGGTCGGCTGGTACAGCATTTTCTCTAAATGTGATAGAGAACCCTAGCAACGGCTGGTATGTAACTGCTTCAGCGGGCAGTACGGGGCCTAGCGCACTAGGAAGCATACAAACAGCCGTTACATACCCTGTCAACACAATATTTTTGATTTGGATCAGGCGTGTTGGTGGTGCCGTAACAATCCACACACAAAACGTTACAACACAAGGGAACATTTCTACTCGGTATGCAGCTACAAGTGGTAACACTGTCAACTTTGACAGCACATGGGGTAAACGCACAATTGTCAACTTTTCTGGTGCTACGGCAACTACTCCTGCTGTAAACTCTGTAACGTTTTGGAATGTAGGTCATAGTGATAGTACACTAAATGCGATTGGCAAAAATTTATGGGATACTCAATCCAATAGCGCTGTAACGGATAGTATTACGATTACCAACCCTGTAAGTGGTAGTACAATTGCTGCATCTTCTATTATTTCTGGAACATACACAGGTACTACACCGTCAGGAGTCCAAGTACAACACGGAGCGGGTTCTTATGTGACAGGGACAGGTGCGGTGATTGGTTCTGGAAACTGGTCTGCTAGTTTTGTTCTTCCTACAAGTAGTGCAGCACCTTTAAGGGCAAGAGAGCTTAATAATACAGCCGTTGTTTCCGCTGATATAGCTAATATCACTGTTGCGACAGACTCTATTTCCTTCACAACGCCCCCTTCTACGGTTACAGGTGCCGTACCTTACAGGTTATTCCAAAGGGATGCGAGTGATCAAGCTACTGTCAGAGTGACAGGGAGTTACGTTGGCTCCCCAACTTCATTGGAATACCGATGGAACGGAGGCACTTGGGCTACATTGGTAGCAACACCTAGTGGGGGTACATTTGACCAGACAGTTGTATTGACAGGTCCGGGACAAGGTAGTTTCGATGTACGGTTTTCTAATGCAACAGGAACAGTAGGTAGTTTGGCAGCTATTGGTGTTGGTGATTTGTTTCTTGTCATGGGGCAGTCAAATCACGTAGGTGGAGGGGCAGGAAGTGCATACCTTCCAGCAACACCTCCGTCTAACCACACAGGTTGGGTTGCAACTATTCTAGATAAAACAGGTCGCTGGAGGGAAAACGTTGAAACAGATACAGACCCATTCTCTAAAACAACGAATGCAAGTGTCTACCCTTCTGCCTCATCTACATATCCAGTTCAGGCAACGTCGTCTACAGCTAAGGCTACTTATTTTGGCAGATTGGCCACTCTGTACATGCAAACAGGTGTCCCTGTTGCGTTTGTTCCTTGCGCGTTAGGCAGCACATCTATTACTAATTGGGCGGTAAGCACTTCTCCTACAACTTTGTACGGGGCTGCATTGGCGAGAGCCACGGAAGTTGGTTCTCATAAAGGTGTACTGTGGTGGCAAGGAGAATTTGAGACAAGTGGCTCCACTACACAACCACAATATGTAGCTGCTCTGAACACCCTCGTGAATGATTGGTTTACCAGAACTGGCAGGAAATGGTTTGTTTGTGCTATTAATTCTACTGGCACCGGCAGTAACTTTACAGCTATTCACGATGCGATTATCGAAGTAGGCCAAACAAACCCTAATGTTTTTGGTTATGCGGATTTAAACGGCTCCTTCTCTACAAGTATCCACTATGAGACTACTACAGAGATGACAGAAATCGCACGAAGAGTTTTTGAGGCCATTTCTGTAACCACTGTTACAGCAGAAGTCGGCAACGCAGTGGCAACTGGGCTGACAGCTAACATTGTTACCGCTAATACATCAACAATTAACTGTGCTACGGGGGATGCAACAGCCAGCGGGACTGCCGGGAACATTGCTCTGAATACTGTTGTAAGTTGCTTAACTGGCGCAGCTTCAGGTTCAGGCGCAAATGCCTCAGTCTTATTGCCCACTGCAATTACTTGTGGTGTAGGTGTGTCAATGGCAACAGGGTTGGTGGCTACTGTTGCATATGGAACTTCAGGATTTATTAAAAGGGGGGACAGACTAATTGCTGTCTATGTAAACGGACCTTCTTAAAGGGATTCAAATGCAAATTAATAGAATCAGAGGGGATACATATGCTGATCAATTTCTGGTTAAAAATGTGAACACAGGGGATGTTGTAAACCTTGCGGGGTGTTCTGCAATTCTAACTTTAAATAGAGAAAAAAATCCTGAAAATACAACTAGCCAAGTCTATCAACTCACAGGCGTATTTGACGAAGATACTTCTACAGGTCTGATTGATTTTAGCCCGAACAGCACCCAAGCAGATTTGGTTGGATTGTTTTACTATGATGTGCAACTAACTGATGCCAATGGGATTGTTAGGACTATTGCGAAAGACGCCTATTTGTACGAGCAAGATATTACGAAGGATTGATTATGGACTTCACAAAATCACTGCTTGCCAATATTGAGATGGTTAAGCAAGAGATGAACAAAGAAATCATTTCTACAACCCAAGAGTTGTTCAATAAAGTTGTGGACTACTCTCCTACTCAGGTAGAAGCAATTTATCCCGGCGTATGGGCAACAGGTTTGTTTGCGAATAGTTGGCAAGTAGGTGTTAACCAAATTGACTCTACAGTTGGGGCTTCTGCTGATGAATCTGCCAGTGCGAGTAAATCTAAAATTCAGGGATTATCTTCATTGAAAGAATTCATGTACAATGATGGGTTTATCTCTTTCACAAACAACTTAGATTACGCTGACAGGGTTGAATACTTAGGATGGAATGTCACAGGTCCGTACGCCCCTGTTAGACAAGGTATAACTTACATAATGGGAGCTAAGAAAGTATGACAATACGTTCAGAACTTGAAGCTCCTGTTGTTGTATACACACAAGCTAATACCACAATTGGACTGTCTGTGGAAGGAAGACCCTTTGACAGAACTAAATTCAAAGAATATCTGCAAGTGGTCTTTCTAGATAAAGCTGTCTACAATCCTACAGTTGAATTCACTCGTAAGCGCACTCGTGGAGCTTTACAAATCAATGTGTGTTGCGAAGATGGTAAAGGCAGCAAGCGTGTTGAGGAACTAGCAGAGATTATTGCATCTCTCTATCCTTCTTTCAACAAACAAGCTTTCGCTACTGTGTCTATCGAGCAACACCCTCAAATCGGTCGGGCAATGATCGATGCTAATTTCAGAATCGTGCCAATTACTATTTGGTATAGGCAAGAGTCTTGAAACGTACATTCGTGTACACATAAATAACTTTGCAAAATTATTTAATAAGGAAAATAAATGGCACCTGTAACAACTGCAATGAACCCTTGCACTGAAGGGATCATACGTGTGAAAATAGCACCTCCTGCTGTAGCAAAACCAACAGCAAGAAAGCCCTCGGCTACAGCAGTAAGTGGTCCAATACAATCAACAAGTTTCTCAGCCAGCCAAGCAGCGCCATTGGCGATATTCCGAACAGTAGTGACAAAAGCTTGAGACTCAAACAACTCTTTAAGCTTCCGCAAAATGTTCTCAATTGTAGGTTGAATAGATGTAAAGGCTTCAGCAAATACACTCTTCAATTCATTTCCAACAGACTTAAACCTATTAGTTGTGGTAAGAGCTTGTTCAGCAGCAATTAACACAGAACTACCAGCACTATCTTTAATCTCAGCTTGAACTTCCTGCAACCTGTTCTTATACTTCAACGTTCCATCAGCAAGCGTCTCAGTACTCTTTGCAGCCTGATTAACCAAATCACGCAAACCTTCTACGTCACGCAACGCCCGCTCACCGAAGATATCCATGATAATTTTCTTCTGCGATAATTGATCAAACTTATTCAGTTTGGCTGTGAACTCTTCATAAGCGGCAACCAATGGTTTTGCTTTACCTGTTGCGTCTTGGAAGCTGAAACCAAGCTCTTTCATTGCCTTCTTAGCTTTCTCTGTACCACCCATTGCGTTAGCATAAAAGTTGGTGATAGCTGTACCAGCAGCAGAGTTCTTAATACCAAGTTGCGACAACGCAGCGGTTTGTGTTAGAATGTCTTCAAAGGAAGCACCATATAACTTATTGACAACAGACGCACGTTTCACAGACTCAGCAATACTATCTACAGAAGCCAACGATACGTTAGCTGTCTTCTGTATCGCATCAGCCAGATAGTCATACTCCTTAGAAGTTGCACCAATAGCCGTGCCAATAGTCACCAAAGCTTCAGCGGACTTCTCAATCGTTGTACCACCAGATGTTGCAAGGTTGAGTGCAGCGCCTACAGCAGCCACAGACTCAGTAGCATTCAAACCAGCCAAACCTAATACTTCCAAAGCCTTAGCTACTTCTTGTGGTCCGTAAATACCTCGACCTACATCAGCAACAGTTTTAGCTAAAACAACCATCTCTTCGGATGTTGCACCAGTTTTGAGGCGGATAGCTTCAAGGGTGTTTTCAACATCTGCACCAACTACTACAATCTCTTTAAGAGATGCACCAATAGCTGCACCAGCAGCAAGAGGAACCATATTACCATACGTGAGCCAAAGAGCACCGAGGGAGCCTGTCAAGCCACGAGCCATTGCATGTGCATCAGACATAGCTGTAGTGTGGTGTACAATAGCGGTACGATTTCTGTCTACGACAGCCGTCCCACGAGACATAGCAGTACCGAGGGAGCTAACTTCAGAAGCAAGCTTCCCAACAGAAGCAGCAAGTGCTTTCATGGCAGCATCGGAAGCTTGGGTAGACCGATTCACTGTAGCCAGCGCCGTATTCATCGCTTGCGCAGAGCCAGCGCTTGAGTTAAACTTAGCCACCATCTTATCAACACTATCGATAAGACTTAGTATTTTCTTTTCTGTTTTACCAGCAGAAACGCCAAGGTTATCTAGTTCCCTAGCACCTTGTGTGACACCAGTAGTTTGTACTTTAATACCGATAGTATTGATATTCATTATTGTTTCTTTCTAAACCTTTGAGTCATTTGTAACATACGCATAGCTGCTTTAATGTTTGCCTCTTCTTCATCTTGTTGGTTTTGCGGGACATAAGGAGCAGGACGTTGAGGGTCACTTGACAAGGCGTATTCTCTACAGTATGATGCAGACATACGTTGAAGCGCTTCTCGTTCCCACAGAAGGAGGTCTAGCTTGTTCTCTAACCTGAAAGCTCTTAGCTCTTGCCATGAGAGAGGGACTAGCCCCATTCCTGTACTTGTAGCCATACCCGACAAATAGAAAAGCTCCACTAGATGATTCACTGACGGATCAATTTCCGGCATAGCGACCTCTAGTGGAGCTTGTACAGGAGTATCTGATTGGTCTTCTGGAAGATTTGAGTCTACTCGCTTTGATAATACTAATTTGTTCGGGTTTTGAATTGCTTCAAGCCGGGAAACGTTCTGTCCTTTCGGTGTAGCACCGTAGTAGGCTAATTGCCTAACATAAAGGATTAAATCACTTACGCCCGCTTGATGAAATTCGTCGTTTCACCCGTAAACTGACTCACCTGATCACGAATCCAAGAGATGTCTTCGTCAGTGTACATCTTGCGGAATTCTTCTGCATTGTCCACTGGCACACCGTCTTGATATTCCAGATTATCACTGGTTACAGACAGGGCAACCAAGAAGTCAATCGATTCTTTACGTTTCTCTTCCAGAGTTGGCAGATACAAGCCAATTTCCGTGTTTATGGCAGGTTACGCTGGATTTTGTGATAGCATTAACGTATACGAAGTCACTGTAAGAGTACTTGTCACCATGAATTTCTTTGAACTCTT